CTTCTTCATGCAATATGTCATCATATAATTCTTCTCCTATGCCAGCACCAGTTGCACCACATGCAATATACGATACTAGTTTAGACTCTTTATATCCATCTATAGAAGTGACTTTATTCTGTTCATCTAACTGACTATTCGCGTAGTTGAGTACATTGCTTTGTCTTGGAGGCGTGAGCTGAGATGATATGTTATTAATTTTTGACATCACAGTTTCCTCTTGGCGTTCTTCATCGGGTACGCGATAAGAATTTACATCATATCCCATAAGCCACGCTTCACCGACATTTAAAGTTTTAGAAAGTAGGTAAATTCTATCTTGGTCAGGAGATTGTACATCGTTAATATATTGAGACAAAGTACTTTTACTTAAAGATATACCTAGTTGCTTTTGATAAGGTTTCGATTTATTAATGATATCTACTTGTTTTAAATTTCTTATTTTCATGATGTGTTTTAGTCTGTTTGAAACTTTTTCTCTCATTTAGTGCACCTCCGTTTGATAACTTTATAATAAACCTTGTTGAACAAAAATTCAATAAAAAAGTTCATAAAACATGAATTTTTGTGTTGACTTAATTCAAAACAAGGTGTAAAGTATAGTTAAGTTCACGATACATGAACTTCAAAGGAGGTGTTTTTTATGTGTTACGACTACTCGCGTTTGAGTGGTAAGATAGTTGAAAAGTATGGCACTCAGTACAATTTCGCTATTGCTATGAAGTTGTCCGAGAGAAGCTTATCCTTAAAACTCAACGGAAAAGTTGGGTGGAAAGATAGCGAAATATGGAAAGCTATACAATTGCTAGGTATACCGGTAGAAAAAATACATTTATATTTTTTTAAAGAAAAAGTTCACGTTTGATGAACTAGAAAGTGGAGGACATCATGGAACAAATCACGTTAACCAAAGAAGAGTTGAAAGAAATTATAGCGAAAGAAGTTAGAAATGCTATAAAAGGCGAGAAACCAATCAGTTCAGGTGCAATTTTCAGTAAAGTAAGAATCAATAATGACGATTTAGAAGAAATCAATAAAAAACTCAATTTCGCAAAAGATTTGTCACTAGGAAGATTGAGGAAGCTTAATCATCCGATTCCACTAAAAAAGTATCAGCATGGCTTCGAATCAATTCATCAAAAAGCTTATGTACAAGATGTTCATGACCATATTAGAAAATTAACATTATCAATTTTTGGAGTGACACTTAATTCAGACTTGAGTGAAAGTGAATACAACCTAGCAGCAAAAATTTATAGAGATATCAAAAACTATTATTTATATATCTATGAAAAGAGAGTTTCAGAATTAACTATCGATGATTTCGAATGAAGGAGGAACTACAAATGAAACTACTAAGAAGGCTATTCAATAAAAAACACGAAAACTTAATTGACGTGTGGCATGGAAATCAATGGTTAAAAGTGAAAGAAAGCAAATTAAAAAAATATAAAGTGGTCTCGGATAGAGAAGGTAAGAAATATCTAATTAAATAAGCGCACTTAATTAGTGCAAGTAATCAAGTGCGCTATTGCCTTACAATCCTAAATCTTTTCTGCTTTTTTCTTCTTCTTGTAATCCCAATAACACAGAAGAGTAAATGCTGAAATAGTCACGAGCAACGCTATCTTTAGCGAATGCAATTACGTCATCACCGACTTCTTGCCATTCGTTATGAATCTTATGTCTATCTAGAGCTCTAGGTAATAGCGAGATTGTAATATCGTGAGCAATTTTCTCTAAATCCATAAATTTCACCTCCTTCCACTGGGAGATAACTAAATTATATAACAAAACAACTTAAAGGAGGAACGACAAATGCAAGCTCAAAACAAAAAAGTCATCTATTACTACTATGACGAAGAAGGTAATAGGCGACCATTAGATATTCAAATTAATGACGGATATGAACTGATGGTCCGATCTCATTTCATCAACAACACCATTGAAGAAATACCATACGTAAATAATAACTTATATGCCTTGGTTGATGGTTATGAATTTAAGTTAGATTGAATTTTTGAGAAAGATATTGAAAAGCTAATTTCCCCATAAGATTAAGAGACATACTGGATGTTTTGTTAACGACTCTTTTAACTTCGTTCCAAGTTTTATTGTCTCTAATATTATCGAGAAATTCATGGCCAGACCAAGTGATGTCATCAATAATCCAAGAAACGACCCTGCCTTCGATGAATTTCAGATCGCAACAAATAAATTTAGCTTCTTCTAATTTTAAAAGTGAGTACATTACTGTTTCAAAATCATATTTATCAAAAATAATATTATCGTTGAAATTATGTCGAGTAAGTGGTTCACCTATTTTCTTATTAGATTCTATTTCTAAGAGCAAGAGTCTAACGCAATCGTGATTAAGTTTCATCCTATCACCTCCATAACAGGAGTATAGCAGAAAGGATCATAAACATCTTAAAAGGAGGAATAACAAATGAACATTCAAGAAGCAACTAAGATAGCTACAAAAAATCTTGTCTCTATGACACGGAAAGATTGGAAAGAAAGTCATCGAACTAAGATATTACCAACAAATGATAGTTTTTTACAATGCATCATTTCAAATAGCGATGGGACAAACCTTATCAGATATTGGCAACCTTCAGCCGATGACCTCATGGCAAATGATTGGGAAGTTATAAACCCAACTAGAGACCAGGAATTATTGAAGCAATTTTAGAAATGCTATCAATGATACTTTTTAAATTGTTTTTAAACTCATTTTCAAAGTAAACAACAGTCTTGTCTGAAATTGTTACATGATAAATAGTGTTACTAGCATACACGCCGTTTAGGAACCCAGAGTTTTTAAGTTTATTTAAATCGTATTTTACATCTTCGAAATGTAGTTTTTGAAAATACTTTGTATGTATATCTTTAGCACTTCCAAAATTATTGCAGGTTAATTTAACCGAACCTAACTTTACACATTCTAAATAATCTTTGTAGAGTACGGACAAGATATATTGTTGGTCTTTAGTAAGTGTATCAAATTCATCAGATATCAAGGGCATGTTATCACCTCCTTAGGTTGATAACAACATTATACACGAAAGGAGCATAAACAAATGAACACAAGATCAGAAGGATTGCGTATAGGCGTCCCACAAGTTTCTAGCAAAGCTGATGCTTCTTCATCCTATTTAACGGAAAAGGAACGTAACTTAGGAGCGGAAATATTAGAGCTTATTAAAAAAAGTGATTACAGCTACTTAGAAATAAACAAAGTTTTCTATGCATTAGATAGAGAACTTCAATACAGGGCGAATAATAACAAACTTTAACATTTATCTAAAGGAGTGATAGAGATGCCAAAAATCATAATACCACCAACACCAGAAAACACATATCGAGGCGAAGAAAAATTTGTGAAAAAGTTATACGCAACACCTACACAAATCCATCAATTGTTTGGAGTATGTAGAAGTACAGTATACAACTGGTTGAAATATTACCGTGAAGATAATTTAGGTGTAGAAAATTTATACATTGATTATTCAGCAACGGGAACATTGATTAATATTTCTAAATTAGAAGAGTATTTGATCAGAAAGCATAAAAAATGGTATTAGGAGGATTATCAAATGAGCGACACATATAAAAGCTACCTATTAGCAGTACTGTGCTTCACAGTCTTAGCGATTGTGCTTATGCCGTTTCTATACTTCACTACAGCATGGTCAATTGCGGGATTCGCAAGTATCGCAACATTCATATTTTATAAGGAATACTTTTATGAAGAATAAAGAAACTGCTACTTGTTGGAGCAAGTAACAGTGCAAGATGAGCAATTGTTTTAAATAATTATATAAGGAGTTATTAATATGACCTTACAACAAAAAATACTATCACATTTTGCAACATATGACAATTTCAATTCTGATGATGTTGTTGAAACTTTTGGGATATCTAAAACACATGCAAAATCCACTCTTTCAAAACTTAAGAAAAAAGGAAAGATTGAAATGGAAAGTTGGGGTATCTGGCGTGTTATTGAATCGCAATTGCATTTAAGTGTAGTCGAACGTAAAAAAGAAATTTTAGAAGAACAATTTGAATTGTTAGCAAGATTAAATGAACAAAGTGATGACCCTAGAGAAATAGAAGAACGTATCAAGTTAATGATTCGTCTAGCTAACCAATTTTAAGGAGGAGTTAATCAATGGCAATATTAGAAGATATTTTTGAAGAATTAAAACTATTAAATAAGAATTTACGTGTGTTAAACACTGAACTATCAACTGTAGATTCATCAATTGTACAAGAGAAAGTTAAAGAAGCACCAATGCCAAAAGAAGAAACAGCTCAACTGGAATCAATTGAAGAAGTTAAGGAAACTTCTGCTGATTTGACTAAAGATTATGTTTTATCAGTAGGAAAAGAGTTCCTTAAAAAAGCAGACACTTCTGATAAGAAAGAATTTAGAAATAAACTTAACGAACTTGGTGCGGATAAGCTATCTACTATCAAAGAAGAGCATTATGAAAAAATTGTTGATTTTATGAATGCGAGAATAAATGCATGAAGCTAGATCACTCAAATAGAGCTCATGCAAAGCTTAGTGCAAGTGGTGCAAAACAATGGCTAAACTGTCCACCGAGTATTAAGGCAAGTGAAGGTATTGCAGATAAAAGTTCAGTTTTTGCTGAAGAAGGTACATTCGCTCATGAGTTAAGTGAGTTATATTTCAGTCTTAAATATGAAGGCCTAACACAGTTTGAGTTTAATAAAGCTTTTCAAAATTATAAGCGAAATCAATATTACAGTGAAGAGTTGCGCGAATATGTTGAAGAGTACGTAGCTAATGTAGAAGAAAAATATAACGAAGCTTTGAGTAGAGATGACGATGTAATAGCTTTATTTGAAACAAAATTGGATTTAGGTAAATACGTCCCTGAATCTTTTGGTACTGGTGATGTCATTATATTTTCAGGTGGTGTACTTGAAATTATTGACCTTAAATACGGTAAAGGCATTGAAGTTTCAGCTATAGATAATCCTCAACTTAGATTATATGGCTTGGGCGCATATGAACTGCTTAGTTTAATGTATGACATTCATACAGTTCGCATGACTATCATACAACCACGAATAGATAACTTTTCTACTGAAGAGTTACCAATATCAAGATTACTTCAATGGGGAACCGATTTTGTTAAACCATTAGCCAGACTTGCTTATAACGGTGGAGGAGAGTTTAAAGCAGGTAGTCATTGTAGATTCTGTAAGATAAATCATTCATGTAGAACACGTGCAGAATACATGCAAAATGTGCCTCAAAAGCCACCACATTTGTTAAGTGATGAAGAGATTGCAGAACTTTTATATAAACTGCCTGATATCAAAAAATGGGCTGATGAAGTAGAACAATATGCACTAAATCAAGCGAAAGAAAATGATAAAAACTATCCTGGTTGGAAGCTTGTAGAAGGTCGCTCGCGAAGAATTATAACTGATACAAATGCAACGCTTGAAAAGTTAGTTGAAGCGGGTTATAAACCTGAAGATATTACAGAAACCAAGTTACTTAGCATTACGAATTTAGAAAAATTAATCGGCAAAAAAGCATTTTCTAAAATTGCAGAAGGCTTTATAGAAAAGCCACAAGGTAAATTAACACTTGCTACCGAGTCTGATAAACGACCAGCTATAAAGCAATCTGCTGAAGATGATTTTGACAAACTATAAAAATTAAAAAGGACGGTATATAAACATGAAAGCAAAAGTATTAAATAAAACTAAAGTGATTACAGGAAAAGTAAGAGCATCATATGCACATATTTTTGAACCTCACAGTATGCAAGAAGGGCAAGAAGCAAAGTATTCAATCAGTTTAATCATTCCTAAATCAGATACAAGTACGATAAAAGCCATTGAACAAGCTATAGAAGCTGCTAAAGAAGAAGGAAAAGTTAGTAAGTTTGGAGGCAAAGTTCCTGCAAATCTGAAACTTCCATTACGTGATGGAGATACTGAAAGAGAAGATGATGTCAATTATCAAGACGCTTATTTTATTAACGCATCAAGCAAACAAGCACCTGGTATTATTGACCAAAACAAAATTAGATTAACGGATTCTGGAACTGTTGTAAGTGGTGATTATATTAGAGCTTCAATCAATCTATTTCCATTCAACACAAATGGCAATAAGGGTATCGCAGTTGGATTGAACAACATTCAACTTGTAGAAAAAGGAGAACCTCTTGGCGGTGCAAGTGCAGCAGAAGATGATTTCGATGAATTAGACACTGATGATGAGGATTTCTTATAAGTCAATAGGTGGGGTTTTTAGCCCCACTTTAATTTTAAAGAAATTGAGGTGTCAAGAATTTGAAATTTATGAATATAGATATTGAAACATATAGCAGTAACGATATTTCGAAATGTGGCGCCTATAAATATACAGAAGCTGAAGATTTCGAAATCTTAATTATAGCTTATTCAATAGATGGTGGAGCGATTAGTGCGATTGACATGACTAAAGTAGATAATGAGCCTTTCCACGCTGATTATGAGACGTTTAAAATTGCTCTATTTGACCCTGCTGTAAAAAAGTATGCATTCAATGCTAATTTCGAAAGAACTTGTCTTGCTAAACATTTTAATAAACAGATGCCACCTGAAGAATGGATTTGCACAATGGTTAATTCAATGCGTATTGGCTTACCTGCTTCGCTTGATAAAGTTGGAGAAGTTTTAAGACTACAAAACCAAAAAGATAAAGCAGGTAAAAATTTAATTCGTTATTTCTCTATACCTTGTAAGCCAACAAAAGTTAATGGAGGAAGAACAAGAAACTTGCCTGAACATGATCTTGAAAAATGGCAACAATTTATAGATTACTGTATTCGAGATGTAGAAGTAGAAATGACGATTGCTCATAAAATTAAAGACTTTCCAGTAACTGCAATTGAACAAGCATATTGGGTTTTTGACCAACATATAAACGACAGAGGTATTAAGCTTTCTAAATCATTGATGTTAGGAGCTAATGTGCTCGATAAGCAGAGTAAAGAAGAATTGCTTAAACAAGCTAAACATATAACAGGTTTAGAAAATCCTAATAGTCCTACACAGTTATTGGCTTGGTTAAAGGATGAACAAGGATTAGATATACCTAATTTACAAAAGAAAACGGTTCAGGATTACTTAAAAGAAGCCACAGGAAAAGCTAAAAAAATGCTAGAAATTAGATTGCAAATGTCTAAAACCAGTGTGAAAAAATACAACAAAATGCATGACATGATGTGCAGTGATGAACGGGTAAGAGGTCTGTTTCAATTTTACGGTGCCGGTACTGGAAGATGGGCAGGTAGAGGCGTACAACTTCAGAATTTAACAAAGCATTATATTTCAGATACTGAATTAGAAATAGCAAGAGATCTTATTAAAGAACAACGTTTTGACGATTTAGATTTATTACTGAATGTTCATCCTCAAGACTTATTAAGTCAATTAGTTAGGACAACATTTACTTCTGAAGAAGGTAATGAACTAGCAGTAAGTGATTTTTCTGCAATAGAGGCAAGAGTCATAGCATGGTATGCAAAAGAACAATGGCGTTTAGATGTGTTCAACACACACGGAAAGATATATGAAGCATCGGCTTCTCAAATGTTTAATGTACCGGTAGAAAGCATAACTAAAGGCGACCCTCTCAGACAAAAAGGAAAAGTGTCCGAATTAGCTTTAGGCTATCAAGGTGGCGCTGGAGCTTTAAAAGCAATGGGTGCATTGGAAATGGGCATTGAAGAAAACGAGTTACAAGGTTTAGTTGATAGTTGGCGTAACGCAAATCCTAACATAGTTAATTTTTGGAAGGCTTGCCAAGAGGCTGCAATTAATACTGTAAAATCTCGAAAGACGCACCATACACATGGACTTAGATTTTACATGAAAAAAGGCTTTCTAATGATTGAACTACCTAGTGGAAGAGCTTTAGCTTATCCAAAAGCTTCAGTTGGTGAAAATAGTTGGGGTAGTCAAGTTGTTGAATTTATGGGCTTAGATCTTAACCGTAAATGGTCAAAGTTAAAAACATATGGTGGGAAGTTAGTCGAGAATATTGTTCAAGCAACTGCAAGGGATTTACTTGCGATTTCTATAGCTAGGCTTGAAGCATCAGGTTTTAAAATAGTTGGTCATGTCCATGATGAAGTAATTGTAGAAATACCTAGAGGTTCAAATGGACTTAAGGAAATCGAGACTATCATGAATAAGCCTGTTGATTGGGCAAAAGGATTGAATTTGAATAGTGACGGATTTACTTCTCCGTTTTATATGAAGGATTAGGGGTGTGATTGCATGCAACATCAAGCTTATATCAATGCTTCTGTTGACATTAGAATTCCTACAGAAGTTGAAAGTGTTAATTACAATCAGATTGATAAAGAAAAAGAGAATTTGGCGGACTATTTATTTAATAATCCAGGTGAACTATTAAAATATAACGTTATAAATATCAAGGTTTTAGATTTAGAGGTGGAATGATGGCTAGAAGAAAAGCTATAAGAGTGCGTATCAAAGGAAAACTAATGACATTGAGAGAAGTTTCAGAAAAATATCATATATCTCCAGAACTTCTTAGATATAGATACAAACATAAAATGCGCGGCGATGAATTATTGTGTGGAAGAAAAGACTCAAAATCTAAAGATGAAGTTGAATATATGAAGAGTCAAATAAAAGATGAAGAAAAAGAGAGAGAAAAAATTAGAAAAAAAGCGATTTTGAACCTATACCAACGAAATGTGAGAGCTGAATATGAAGAAGAAAGAAAGAGAAGGTTGAGACCATGGCTTTATGATGGAACGCCTCAAAAACATTCTCGTGATCCGTACTGGTTTGATGTCACTTATAAGCAAATGTTCAAGAAATGGAGTGAAGCATAATGAGCATAATCAGTAACAGAAAAGTAGATATGAACGAAATACAAGACAATGTTAAGCAACCTGCACATTACACATACGGAGATATTGAAATTATAGATTTTATTGAACAAGTTACGGCACAGTACCCACCACAATTAGCATTCGCAATAGGTAATGCAATTAAATACTTGTCTAGAGCACCGTTAAAGAATGGTCATGAGGATTTAGCAAAGGCGAAGTTTTACGTCGATAGAGTATTTGACTTGTGGGAGTGATGACCATGACAGATAGCGGACGTAAAGAATACTTAAAACATTTTTTCGGATCTAAGAGATATCTGTATCAGGATAACGAACGAGTGGCACATATCCATGTAGTAAATGGCACTTATTACTTTCACGGTCATATCGTGCCAGGTTGGCAAGGTGTGAAAAAGACATTTGATACAGCGGAAGAGCTTGAAACATATATAAAGCAAAGTGATTTGGAATATGAGGAACAGAAGCAACTAACTTTATTTTAAAAGGGCGGAAACAATGAAAATCAAAATTGAAAAAGAAATGAATTTACCTGAACTTATCCAATGGGCTTGGGATAACCCCAAGTTGTCAGGTAATAAAAGATTCTATTCAAATGATGTTGAGCGCAACTGTTTTGTGACTTTTCATGTTGATAGCATCTTATGTAATGTGACTGGATATGTATCAATTAACGATAAATTTACTGTTCAAGAGGAGATATAACAATGAAAATCAAAGTTAAAAAAGAAATGAGATTAGATGAATTAATTAAATGGGCGCGAGAAAATCCGGATCTATCACAAGGAAAAATATTTTTTTCAACAGGATTTAGTGATGGATTCGTTCGTTTTCATCCAAATACAAATAAGTGTTCGACGTCAAGTTTTATTCCAATTGATATCCCCTTCATAGTTGATATTGAAAAAGAAGTAACCAAAGACACGGTATTTGATAAGTTGTTTGAAATGTACGAGATGGAAGGAGGAGTCTATGAAACCGTATTATATGCAAACACTAGTATAAAAGAATGTTTATATGGTAGACGTTTGCCTACCAAAGCATTCTGTATCTTAAACGATGATATGACGATGACGTTAATTTGGAAAGATGGGGAGTTGGTAGTATGATGCCGAAATTTAGAGCGTGGGATAAATTAGGTAAGGAAATGCACAAAGTAAGTGCTATTGATTTTAGTAGCAAAGGTGCAAGAATTATTCGTTTAGCTGGAGTACAGTCTAACGGTAAGGAAAATCATAAAAGATGGCATTCATCTGTTGAACTCATGCAATCTACAGGAGTTAAAGATGTGAATGGTGTGGAGATATTCGAAGGCGATATAGTGAAAGTTAATGTGCTAGAAGGAATTGGACCGAATGCAAGAATTGTTTTTAAAAACGGTATGTTTGGCGTTGAAGATGACATGCATGGATACGGTTACGACAAAGGGCTTTATTCTCTAAACCTCATCATTAATAGACACGAGGTAGAAGTTAAAGGCAACATATTTGAATCATCTCATTTATTGGAGGTAACAGAATGAACTATGAAACAGGATTCCAAATAGGCGTAACGGAAGCTAGGTTGAAGAAGATGAGAAAACAACGTGATGAGTACAAGAAGCAACGTGACGAGCTTATTGGGGATATAGCTAAGTTAAGAGAGCGTAACGAAGAGCTGGAGAACATGTGGCGCACAGTCAAAAATGAATTGCTTGGAAGATACGAATTTTACCGTTTTAGACTTAACGAACTACAGATTGAGAGTAGAGCGAACAAGGCAGTAGCTATAAACATGGGAGCTAAAATCAACGCAAGTGCTATATTGTACCGAATGGACAAATTAGACGGAACAAATGAGTTCTACGAATTTTTAGGTCAAATGGAGGAAGACACTAATGAATAACCGCGAACAAATCGAACAGTCCGTTATAAGTACTAGTGCGTATAACGGTAATGACACAGAGGGATTACTAAAAGAGATTGAGGACGTATATAAGAAAGCGCAAGCGTTTGATGAAATACTTAAGGGTTTACCTAATGCTATGCAAGATGCACTCAAAGAAGATATTGGTCTTGATGAGGCAGTAGGGATTATGACGGGTCAAGTTGTCTATAAATATGAGGAGGATCAGGAAAATGACTAATACATTAACAATTGATCAGTTACAAGAGTTATTACAAATACAAAAGGAGTTCGACGATAGAATACCAACGCTGAACTTACGAGATAGCAAAATAGCATATGTAGTTGAATTCTTTGAATGGTTTAATACATTGGAAACGTTTAAGAACTGGAAGAAGAAACCAGGTAAGCCGTTAGACGTACAACTTGATGAATTAGCTGACATGTTGGCGTTTGGATTGAGTATTGCGAATCAACAAGAGGTAACGAACGAAAAATTAGAATATGGATTAAGCACTCTTAGAAAAGATGGGTATCTTTACAATGAATCTCAATCCGTTTGGGACTTTATGTCAGATGTATCAAACGTTGGTTTAGAACCTTTAAGTGCAGTTATTATACCACTAGATATTGCTTACAACTTATATTCTATCGACCAACTCATTGACGCGTACAAAAAGAAAATGAAAAGGAATCATGAAAGACAAGATGGAACAGCAGACGCAGGAAAAGGATACGTGTAAAGACATATTAGATCGAGTCAAGGAGGTTTTGGGGAAGTGACACAATACCTAGTCACAACATTCAAAGATTCAACAGGACGACCACATGAACATATTACTGTGGCTAGAGATAATCAGACGTTTACAGTTATTGAGGCAGAGAGTAAAGAAAAAGCAAAAGAGAAGTACGAGGTGCGGAACAAACCAGTTGATGGAGCGACCAACTTAAACGATATCAAATCAAATATTGGTATCTTTCACGTTGAAAAAGTCGAACCAAACGAGGGTATGGTGGATATTAACATTGAGACAATGAAACCATTCGAGGAGGCAGACGATGATTAAAAAACTTAAAAATATGGATTGGTTCGATATCTTTATTGTTGGAGTACTGTCATTATTCGGCATATTCGCATTGTTACTTGTTGTCACATTGCCTATCTATACAGTGGCTAGTTACCAACACAAAGAAACGCACCAAGGAACTATTACAGATAAATATAACAAGAGACAAGATAAAGAAGACAAGTTCTATATTGTATTAGACAACAAACAAGTCATTGAAAACTCCGACTTATTATTCAAAAAGAAATTTGATAGCGCAGACATACAAGCTAGGTTAAAAGTAGGCGACAAAGTAGAAGTTAAAACGATTGGTTATAGAATACACTTTTTAAATTTATATCCGGTCTTATACGAAGTAAA